CGCCGCGCGCGACGTCTGCAGAGATAAAATAGTCTTGGCCCGCTTCACGGTTTTCCCAGATCCAAAGATTCCGATCAAACCCGGTTCTGTATTTTGGCTCCGTAACCATCTTCAGATAAACTTCCAAATCTTCACTGCCAAAGACCGTTTCGCCTGACATATTAAAATTACATTCCAGCTCTTGTGCGATCTCTCTTCTCGACATATTCCTGGTTTCTTTTTCGAACCAAGTTTGATCCCTATCCGGGTGGACTTGCCATGGCAACACTGTTGGGTGAAAATCGTTAGCTCCGATATCAGATTCCGAATATATTTTATGAAACCAGTTGCCGACTCCGTTAGGCGTAGAGAGGGCTATACAGCGGCCGCCTGTTGATAGTGTAGGGTACAGGCCCATCCATAGTTCTTCCAAGCCCTCTACGTGTGCTGCCTCGTCTATAACAAGTAAAGACAGGGCCTCAGAACGGCCGGCGTCGCCAGAAGTAGATGATGCTTTGATCTGTGAGCCGTTCGATAATACAAAACTAGTACGGTTGTCGATGTCTACGTTTGAGATTCTTAACCATTCAGGCAAGTTCCTTATGATTGCTTTAACTTTCTTTACAAGGTTAGCAGCAGTATTAAATTTTGTAGCTATTACTAGTACATTCTTCTCTCGATGAAACATCATGAGCCATGCAACATAAGCTGCAGATATAGTAGATATACCTAACTGTCGTGCTTTTAGAATTACATTGAAGCGATAGTCTTCAAAATCCTTAAGCAGTTCTTTTTGAAAATCATAAAGATGAAACGGGATTAAACCTAGCTGTGGATGGGTAATCTTTGCGTAGGTGTTGATGAAATAGTCTGGTGTCTTGCCGCACTTAACTATCTCTTTCATTATTTCTTTCTTAGAAAGAGAGAAAGACATTTTAATTACTTCTTTAGGCCACCAAGTTCCAACCACTTTCTTGTGGCGGAGTCGAGCCTATCTTCGCTTTCTGGAGTGTTAACTTCTGAATCCAGTGCTGAAATCTTGTAGCATTTGTGAACCTTAACGCTGCAACGGATGCGAGAAATATATTCTACAAGAACATCTACTTCACTTGGTTCACTCAGAGAAAGGGCTACCTTCTTGGCCTTCTTGTATTCCTTTTGAATAAAAGACTTTACCTTCTCAACCATTGTCTCCATCTCGCCCTCGAAGTCATTTGAGTGTACTTCTTTAAGTGGGATCTCTGAATGATACTTAATATGAAGTCTGTCTCCTGAGATATGGCAGCCGAAGCCATCCATAACGCGGTGGTCCACTAATGGATTGCCCTCTTCTCTGCGAAGACCAATCTTGACTGGTTCGCCGCTTTCATCAAGGGCGCCATCATATGTATTCGCCATTACCTGGGAGATGCAATTAACAATTTCTAAAGTTGTAGCCATGTGTAAAATTCCTCTACTATAAATAGTTTGTAATATAAATAGTTACTTATTTGGTCTCCAGCCCGAATTCCATCTTTCTTCTCGATGCTCAACATGTTGGATATAACACTCAAAACAACATTGAAATTTTGTCATATATAGATCATCGCGGTTGGACATGGAATAGGCGCCACATACAGGGCACTCTCTAGGGGCGGTTTTGTTTTCTTTTTTTTGAATTATTTCAAAGCCAGGCTTTGAGAGCCTCTGTTTTGTATTTTCTTTTTTGTTGTAGAACTTTTTTAAATCCTGTAAGTATGACTTTTCCTTTTCTTCATCCCAAAGCTTTTTAGGATTTTGAATTGCTTCGGCGCCATATTTATCTTTTATAGCTTTTTCATATTTTGCTATCTCATTATAATCTTTGCTCATTTTATCGCCAACACTATTGCTAAAACGGTTATCGCACCTGCAGTGAATCCTCCGGTAGCCCAATAGAGAGTGTAATCATTTGGCCGCTTGAGTGCAGCTTCCTCAAGTCTTCTAATCTCTTCGTTCTTTATCGCGAGGATATTATTGCTCTCTTTTACCAGAGTGTCAATCCTGAGGTTTAAGTTTTCTATATCTAGAGAGTACCTTGCCTTGGCCTGTTCTTCTGCTTTTTCAAGCTTAAGGCGGCAGCGCGCATCGGAGAATTCAGTTGTTACTTGAATCTTTGCTGTTGCAATGTCGTCAAAGCACCAAGCGTCAAATTTTGTTGACTCTCCCTTAAGGATGCGAGAAAATCTTCCGGTTTCTGTATTTGCAAACACAACACACGGAAGAAAACTAATCAATGTAAGTAAAGCCAAAGCTTTTTTCAATCTCTGTCCGAACAATATCGGGTTCCCCTTTTGATTTCTTAACAATTTCTTTTACTCTCTTCTTCTCTTTGTCGGTCAGTTGTTTTTCTTTTTCGGCATATTTCTTTTCAATCATAGCGATTGTTTCGTGATAACTTGCTATCAACTTATCTCTCTCTATAATCTCATTATTGTGCCTTTTTTTTAATTCATTTATTTGCTTTTCATAAGAATCTTTCTTAGCATTCAAAACGTCAATGATGGCATCAGAGTTTCTCCTGGTGAAAAAGTAAACTATCAATGACCATAGCAGTAAACCTGGTATCTGCCAGTGTTCTTTCAACCAGAGCCAGCCTTTGCTGACAATTGCCTTAAAGGCTATCCATTCCATTGTTGCCACCACTTGGTCCATGTTTCCACTTTACGGCCATATCGACCAGAGCCTGAGTTCCAATATAAGCTAGAGTGATAGCTGTCCAGTTGTCGCTAGTGACTGTACCATACGCACACAAGCCCGTTGCGGTAAGCCAAGCTAAAAACTTTCTTGATATAAATCTTTCTGTGTACTTGTCGGCAAACGCCTTAATCTGAGTCATCATATTATCCTCCTAAATGTTTACGTGAGCAAAACCATCTTTTCGCTCAATATTTATCTGCATATCGACACAGTCTTTCAGACAGTCTAGATGTGAAATAAGTAGGACAGTTTTGAAATATCCCTTAATCATATCGAGAATTCTCACAAAACCTTCCATATTTTCTTCGTCTAGAGCTGTGCCAGGTTCGTCTAATATAAATAGATCCGACTTCGGTAAACTGGACACAGTCAAGAATGCTAACCTGATTGCCATCGATGCAATTGTCTTTTCAGCTCCTGAACCCATCTCTAGTGGCCTGGGTTCATGCTTTGCGTGTTTGATGAAGATATCAAGCTTATCTTCGTTGTTTGTAATAAACACTTCAAATTCTACAATGTTTGTAAGTATCTTAGCGATCTCTTGATTGATAAAGGGCAATCTCTTCTTGATAATCTCGTAAGAGACTCCATTTGGGTGACAGCAAGTCATAAGTAAATGATATGCCGCGAAGTCATCTTTAAGGGACTCATACTCCGTCCTCTGTTCGTCTACGTGGCGTAACTTCTGTTCTAGTGATCCCTGCTTCTTATGTAGATTTAGAATCTTATTCTCACAAGATTCAAGCCTAGTTTACAGTTCTTTCAAGTTTTCAATCGCATCCCTATTCTGTTCATATTCCGTACTCTTAATCTCAAGCTGTTCCAGCTCTACTTGTTCTTTGAATAATAAACTATCTGATTTTTCAATGGTCAGCTTGCTAGTTGCGATAGAGGTTGCAAGAGTGTTTCTCTTATCTATTAAAAGGTTATATTTTTCAATATGTTCCGAAACCTTCTCGGGCTCCAAGCCTCGAAGCTGTGAACCTAAGTCGTTAACAGTTGATGCACACTGGGCAATTTTGTCTCCTGTTATCTGTATTAAGCTTCCGGCTTCATGGGCATCCCTTATGAACTTGCAAGATGGATACTCTGAGCCACAGGGCACCTCTGACAAGAGTCTCTGCTTTTGCATATAGTTCTCTCTTGATGAGGATTCTGTCTCGATTTCTTTTAAGAGTCCTGATAATTCTTCCTTCTTGTTATCAATCGCTTCTTTCTTCTTCTGGTAGGAAGTGATATCGAACTGAGATAGGAATGCTGCAATCTTTTCAAACTTTTCTTCACTTAGCTTTAGTTCCTTTATCGCCTCCGTCTTTCTGGATGTCTCTCTTAGGATGCTTTCTTTCTTGCTAGTAATCTTCCTTGAGGTCAAGACTGGATCAATAATCTCCGCCGGTACTGATTCTATCTTCAGGATTGTCTCGTTAAGCTTGGTGTTGCTTTCTTGCTTCTCTTGCTTTAGAGATAGGCAGTTAGCCTTGTTCGATTCTATTCCAAGCTCACTGTTTACAATATCCTTCTTAAGAGATGTAATCTCTGTTTCGAAAT